TAAGAAGATCGATCAGCAGATTAAGGACACTGGAATCGGTGTACTCCAATTCTGGGCGCACTGATGGGGGCTTCTTGTCGGATGCCCTAAAAGTGAAAAAGGAGTCCTATCAGAACTCCGAATGAATGGCTGAGTCAATCAGCAGCAATGAAAAAAATACTGGGCCTACCGGTACTCAATAAGAGTATCAGTAGGCCCATTTTCTTTTAGGTAGTCTTTCGTAGGTGTTCCGGTTGCTTCTTGGTTGCGTATCCTCTGGCAATAATGCTCAATTTAGTGGGTGCGAAGACCTCGGTGGTACCTCTATATACCCCGACCTCTTCATCCCCGCTAAAACCGTCTTCCAGCAGGCGTTTTGCCATACCTTGGATCAGTGCACCGTCACCGGTCAGAACTCGACCTTCACATGTGCACCGTGGAATCATTCTCCACTCCTTGGTGTTGTTATCTTTTCTCACCGAGTCCAGATACATATTCATTAGTCTTCCCTTTCCTCGTATCCGTAGTCTACGACCACCGGGAATCGTGGGATACCATCATTGGATCGCCCGAAGAATCTGACAGTGGCCCAATCGGGACAGCGGTCAGAGCGCCAAAGGTCTTGTAGTTGGTCGTAACTACCACGAACACCAGCGGCGAATGCTTTACCATTAGGGTTCTTAATAAGGAGCCGTTTGATCGCATTAGACCAATCACCACTACCTTCTTCCATCCCGAATACTTCGAATTCCTCGGTATCGAAGGTTTTCATTTTTAGTAGTTTGTCAGACCTTTTATGTTCATAAGGATCGTTACCCCAACGAACCATCATACCTTCATATCCGTCTGTTGTATACTTGGAGTATAGCTTATCCAGAGCGTTTTGATCCTGAGGGTTTTCAGTCCGCACTACTCGAATGTGATTGAACTTGTGGCTTAAGGTATTCATGACGAAGTTAGAGAATCTGATGTAGAATGAGTCATCACGACCCACATCGTATATATGATACTGCATCAGTTTCTCTGATTCATCCAGATCGTGTTGTGTTGGTTTCGTTTTACGAACAATAGAAGTGATCTTCTGGAAGTCATCTTTTAGATCGTGATTATACAGTTCTCCATCAAAGAACTTCGCTGCCGGATATAGCTTGAAGAGTTCTTTCACTTCGCGGTTGATGTGCGGACAGGACACGATTTGTTTGCCTTTCCGAGTATATAGTCCGTCTTTGGTAGCAATACAACGAATACCATCTAACTTAGGCTGCACACTGACAATTTGACCTGCTACCCAAATCTTGTGCTTGTGGTCCTCGTAGTCTTTTGCCAGCATTGGACTGATCCTTTTCTGCGGTGTAAATACTGCACAAGGATTTTCGTCGTATCCTTCTTGTTCTTTCTTTTTCTTGTAGAAGGACTCGACTTCCTCTTCGGCTTGAGTCTTACTTGTAGTCTCATTCGACTTACCGATATTCTTAGGCTCAGCCGCCAGAGTCCATTGGGTCACATGGTGCTTTCCACCTACACGACCGTATTCTGATCGATGCCAGAAGGTTCCTACTGGATACTCACCGATCAACATAAACCAGACTCGTAGGAGTCCTCTAGCGTCCATCTTGTACAGTTCAGGATACGTCTTGACTATGTTCATCTGTTGTCCTTTCTCGGCGTAGCATTTCCACCAGTTTTCCACGAGTGAGATCAACCATACGATTTATGTTTACGAAGTCCTCTGGAATGATCTGTTCATCTGTTAGTTCGTTATCCATTAAGCATTCCCTTTTGTGCCATCAGTTCTCTGACTTCTTTACGTTTGCGATCACGAATCTCACCGGCTTTCTTAATGGCCGCTGGTTCACTCATACCGTCATTCATGAAGTCAGTTACATTCTCTTCGAATACTTTGTTGATCATGTAGTAGTTTAGTTCAGGGGTGTAAGCGAGTTCAGGTGGCACCCCGAACTCATCTACATAGTCCTGATCGTCGATTTCGATGCCCTGTAGGGCCATGAAGTTGTAGTTCTTTTTCATTTACGAAGACTCTCCATATAGTCTTGTTTCCAATTGGTTAGTAGTTCATGAAGCATCAGAGTTTCTTCTGTGCTTAGTTGTGTTTCGTACCCTTCTTCAGCGAAATGTTCTACTAGTACCAATCCGTTTTCTCTTGCCCAAAAGTCGAATCCGGGTGTTGATAGTGTTTGTACTAGACTATGCGAAGAAGTATTCGGAGTCTCTGACTCCTGAGAGTTGAAGTTCACCTCTACTTGGTTGTTCGACGGTGAGATTGTCACTGTTACTGAGAACGGTTTGTTCGATGTAGTCATAGAAGTTTTCCATTTCGTATATTTGGATGAAGGCTTCTTTGGTGATGAACAACAAAGATTCAATGTCACTAGCATGCGATGCGAATGCATCATGCACCGCAGCAAAGGCACCATCCCAATTGTCGATGATGATAGCCATATGAGAAGCATCCATAGAGTGTACGAAGTTAGGACTGATCCCACTCATGAACCCCTTGACGTTAGGCATCTCAGTGCGTTCGTATGCAACGTGAGTGATCCTACCTACGCCATTGATTGTCCCCTTGACCTTGATCGGCCTCTGAATGTAGTTCTCATAGATCACATGGAACCCTGACGGCGTACTCCATTCAATGATGGCACTACCGTTACCTTCTACCAGCTTAGATTCGTATTGTTCTTGTTCACTAACCAGAAAAGACAATCGATCAAGTTCATCATCTGTCTTGTTCTTCTTGTATTTTAGTTCCTTCAGTTCTTTTTTTAGCTTTCGATAGGCTTTGTCTGCGATCTTACCGTCTCGGTATACGACATACTTACCAATCTCGAATGCTGCCAGTTTCTGTAGGAATGTCATTGTCTCTAATGGACCGGGGCATACCTTGTTGATAGCTACGATCAGGTTATGAGACAACTTATTACAATCTTCTACTGTGATTCCGTATTTGCTGGTGAAGTCCTCTTGGTAGCAATCGGCATACATGTTGGTAGCCATCGTCTTCTCACCAGCACTGTAGGCTCTGGTCATACTGCCACGCTTTGAGATACCTTTGCGGATATGTTTCATCGGCATCTGTTTCTCATTGAACCAGTCAGGCATCAGCTTGATCAGTTCTTTGGCGGTAGCCACATAGAAGTCTTTCTGGATAGTAGATGGAACCAGTCCAACCAGTGATCCTGTTTGAACATCCTTTGACATCGCTCCCAGATGTTGCCATCCGTTATTGGACCCATCAATTTGAATTGGGATGTGAGAGACGTGTCCTTCGGGATCAGCAAGATACTTGACCCATTCCAGACAGCAAGCCAGAAATACCACGGGTTTCTCCGCTTCCATCCGTAATTCGTGATTAGTTCCATAGCTAGTAATTGCATTGAGGTTTTCCTCTGTCCACTTAGCACGGTCTGACAAAGTCATCTTATCGACGCTAATAGAGTCCAGACCTTCCTCCTCCAGATATTTCTTGTAGTCTTCTTCACACCAATCCGGAATCTCATCTATTGAGTACGATTGGTTATAGGAACAAGCAGTATGAATGGCGAGCCATTTCCTCCCTGACTCGTCAATTGGTTTTCCTTCTGCAAACTCAATAAGACCTCTTGCAGAATCTGTTCCTTGGAAATTGAAGAACGATTCATTGTAGTAGAACCTCCCACGGTAATCCAGTTCGATTGTCTGGTAGAACCTGTCTTCTGCTGATAGCAATTCTGCCTTTTGCAGAGTGTAAGTATGTGCTGTTTTCTTTGACTGCGCTTTGAGTGCGATCAGCTTCTTGTTCCATAGTTCTGCCTCATGCACATACTTGGCCTTCTTCTTATCTACCGTTGCATTCGGTTTACCCTTTGCCTTATTCTCAGCCATACGCCATTCGTAGTAGGCATCGTCCATATTCTTTTTGTTACCTTCTTCTGGGATGACGATCTTTCCTTCTGTAATGAAGTACGACTTATTCTCTTGGAGTACTTTCAGCACTTCCTTATTGATTCGTAGTGGTACCTTCTGCAACTTATCAACCGCATGGATATGTTGTGAGTCCCTGATGATTTCCCACTCATCACTTGTGAACCTATCTCTTTTCAGAACTCGACGGTTAGGGTATCGTGGTGGTTCGAATAGTGTTCCGATCAAGTCCTTCTTGGACCTGATTAGTGGTACGTCTGCTATCTCTGACCATCGGCTTTCCAAGTGCACGATGTATGGTGCATCCTTGTTGTGTTCAGAGAATGCTGGGTCGCGGTATACATTGATGTATCCGAGTGCGAATAGTGCTTCAATGAAGAGATCACCGAGTCGCACTCTCTGGTCGAATGGGGCATCGTGGTCCCCCATCATTGAGAGAATACGTTGCCCGATAGAAGTCGATACCATAGTCAGTTTGGTTAGTCCCTTAATCTCACTTCGTTGTAGACAACTCATGATCGACTGGATCGCTGCGTGAACATAGTCTTCTGTTGTGTTGTCTGACTTATCGAACCTGAGAATAGTGGCACCAGTACCATTTGACTTACCGCCCATCGGCGATACTCTGGCTAACTTCTTATCTAGGTATTCGATGATGTCTTTCAAAGTCCCATCCTTTCTAGCATTGTATCTTTGTCTACTATATTCGTAGCTTCGAACATAGCATCAGCACGTTCAGCGGCGCTCAAATCTGCCCGTTTTAGCCGCTTTGTGTGGTGGTTGTAACGTGCAGCACCTGCGTCACCGGTAAGGCCGGTAGAACGGGCTTTTAGCACACGGAATCGGATTGTATTCCGCTCTTCCTCGGTGTCTGCCACCATGTTACGAGCGAATGAGATGATGTCGAATGAAATCTGTTTGATAGAGCCTGAACCCTTGATGTCATCCATAGATGCCATATGCCCTTCTTCGAAGCTTTTACCGCCTGCACCTGTCTTTCGTAGGTGGCTGATTACACCTAGCCATACGGGGAATGCCTTGACCATTTTGAGTAGGTCACTCATCATCTTGTCGATAGCTTCGTTTCCGGTTAGACCCTCATTGCCTTCCGATACGGCGATGGTGATATGGTCTAGGATGATGTGGGTGCAACCCATTGCTGCCAGAGCGCGGAGTTTGTCAATCAGACTTTCATCAGCGATTGATCCTTGGTGGTCAAGTACGATGATGTTATCAGTTGAGAACAACTTATTAAAAGCTTCTCTCTGCTCTTCCTCGGTAAGGTCTGCCTTCTCACCGAAGTTAGTCTGCATTTCCATCTCTAGTAGTTTCTCTACAGTCTCACCTACGTCTTCTTCTAGGCTGACTACACCCAGTTTGCACCCATCAGTCTTCATGATGTGCAGCATGATCTCTTTGGTCACTGTCGATTTACCTGAGCCTGTGCCAGATGTGAACAGTGTGATCTCATGGAGTCGCATACCTTTTAGTTTGTCGTTGATCCCTGATAGGCAGCTTGGGTATGGTAGGAATACTTGTTCTTTACGCTGCTTGAAGCGTTCCCATAGTTCTTCGCCTCGGACGAAACCTGATGGGGCATACTGCTGCGCGTTGAAGATTTGACTGATGATGTAGTCAGGGTTCTCACCAAGTAGAGCATCGTTAGCATCTTTGTACTTGGTGCATCCGACTAGGTGCGCTTTGGGTCCGATAGCCTTAGCGTATTTCTCCATAGTCTTCTGACCTGCACCATGCTCATCTTGGTCTGGCCATAGGACTACTTTATCGAAACTCATTACCCAATCTAGATTGTTAACAAACAACTGATCAGAGGTCGAGTTGAATAGTGATACTACCGGATAACGACGACCATTATATTTCTGATCGTATGCTTGTTGAACGGCACAAGCATCGTCTTCACCTTCTGTGATAACCAGAATACGTCCACCGGCTTCAAATAGGTGCTGTCCGAATAGCATTGCATCTTTACGATGCGGAATCTTGGTGTCGCCATGCATGTAGAATTTCTTCTTTTGCACAACTTCTCCATCCTTGATGACCTTATCAATCTTTTGTTTGTAGGCCATTAGTTTGTTATCACGATACCAAGGATAGTATCGGTCTGCCGGATTGCCATCTTCATCAATCGAAGATCGCACTCCGTAGAACTCATAGATGTAGTTGTAGATACCCCTACGTTGAGAGCCACGGTAGGGTAACTCTTGAATCTGTGAGATGCTTTCAATTACTTCTTCAAAATCTACTTCTTCCATCACTTTCTTTTTTGAGTATCCCTCATTATCTTCATAGAATTCTGTTTTATTGCAGGCTCCGAAGCATGTCCAGTGGTCCTCATAGTAACCAATAGAGTCGCTTGAGCCGCATGTATCACATGGATGTCTCCCCCGAAGTAGCCTCGGGTTCGCTATCGTCGGATTCTTCATTTGTTGGTTTATCTCTACAATTATCATTATGCCATCGGGTTAGATTCGCAATGTCACATGTGTATCCACAATGTTTGCAGGATACCCTTGGCAATTCATAGGCTCTCTTCCTGAGTTTCTCACGGGTGCTTTCAGCAACAACTACTGGCGGGATGAACTTGATAGCACCAATCGCCTTGTTGTAGTATTTTCTAGTGTTGTCAGGTAGAACATCGGTAAGGACGTTCATATCGTATTGGAGCTTTGTCTCCGTATATGTTAGTTCAGCTTGCGTCTCGCATTCGCAGAGACAGATGAAACTGAATTTGTCCTTACCGAGTTTATCGATGTCCTCGTTGAGTTCTTTGGAAGAGCCTGTATAGTTTCTCCACGGCATTTCTTTGAACTGCTTTCGGTTACGTTTGTACCCTTTGAGTGGAGGTAGTGTCGTTACCGAGAAGTATTTCTTCTTGCCAATGTATGCTCGTTTAGTCTCGTTGTTGATGATTAGGTAGACGAACCCTTGGTACTTGGATGGGTCCATCTCCCTCTCAAATTCCCAGTGTCCGTTATTCATCTAGCCAACTCTTGTAGTCGAACTCGTCGTCGAGCCACCTACGCATATAGATCAGATTGCAGTTGTTGTGCAGTTTAGTCTGCCAATCATTTTTGAATTCTGCTTGGTACATTTCCATGATAGTAGTCATCATTTCTTTTCGTGACTTATCACTTAGAGCCTTACCAGCTTTGACAGGACCAACACGAGTAATTCCTTTGATGTTATCAATGGTATCACCAGTTAACAACTGACAAGCAAATCGGAAGTCACCCTCTTCTTGGGTGATGAACTTCCATTTCTCATCTTCTTCTAGTGGTTTCTTTTCAGTACCACCATAGTTGAAGTGTGTGCCGGGAATTTGCAATAGGTCTTTGTCGATACCTGCGATGACCCACTCAATGCCTGTCTCGGTAGCTTCCCACGCCCATGCTCGTACTTGGTCGTCAGCTTCCCAACCATCTGATTGGATCGCACCATGTTCTACGGCGAATGCATGGATCATATTGAGTCTTCGCTTGGTCTCTTCGTCTAGTTCTTTTCGTTGTGATTTGTATTCAGGATCGATCTGCTGACGGAAGTTACCGAAGCCTTTGACGGCTACAAATAGTTCATCGGCGAATGTGTGAGTCCTGATGTACGAGAGCCGATCTAGGTATCTTTCCCGCATCGTGCTATCTTTAACATCGTCGCCATAGGTAGCTCTAAACAGGATTGAATCTCCGTCTACAAATACATACCTTGTATCTGAGGTCATATGTCCTTTCTCTTATTGCGGATCGTTGTATTGGTAGTCGATGACTAACCAACTACGATGTAGTTGTTTCTGGTTGTTTACAAATGTGAGGTATAGTATACCGTCAATGATGTCATGATCTAGTAGTTGGTCTTCATCGAATTCTACTTGATTTCCGTCTGCCATTATCATTGTGAAATAGACATACTTGTTCCACTTATTTCTTGTGGTTGTAAACATCGGGTTGTCAAACTCTGTCATTATCATCGTTCCTTTTGAAAACAGATTTTCTGGTAGCCATTTTTGACACTTGGAACACTTATAACTAGTGCACTGCGGCGTAGGTTCGGCCAACTTTGTAGTCTCCTCCATCCATGATCTCTACTCCGAATAGCTTTGGACCTTCTTTGAATCCTTCTTGTAGGATCGCACCAGCCTTTTCAGCTTGGTCGTTCCTGACAGCGAATGCTGCTTCATCGTGGTAGAAGATCAATGGGTAGTAATCGAATCCTTCTTCTTTCATCTTCATATCAGCCCACCACATGGCGGCTGCACATGTCGCTTTCTCTAGGTCTTGTAGCAAAGCATTGAAGCACTTACGGGCTTCTTCTACGAATAGGATGTTACCAGTAACACCAAAGATATAGCCACCATTCTTGTGCCATTCTTTCTCAAGGCGTTCGATAGTCTCTGCGTATTCTGGTAGACCTTCCATGAAGTTGTCGATCATCTTTTGAGCTTCGGCTTCTGAAATCTTGAACTCTCTGGCTAGTCCCCAAGCAGTAGAACCAAACAGAATACGGTAGATGAAGACCTTGGCCATCTTACGAGTGCATCCTACCATATCGGCATTCGCTTGGTGCATATCGCCACCATTTACGATCAGATCAATCCATTTCTCATTCTGCAAGATATGAGCAGCACCACGAAGCTGATTACCTGCTGAGTCCGCTCCGATTACAGAGTACTCTGGCTCTACTGTTAGCAGTGATCTGATCTCTGTGCCGTATTCAGCGCCGCCTTCCTCGACGGGACCAGCGGCTGGTAGGTTAACAACTGTCTCGTGGCGAACCCGGAACGTGGGAGTACCGATACACCACATGTTACCATTGATTCTACCGTCTCCTCGCTTAGCGACGAAGTCGTTCCACCCTTCGATGAATGATCGTCTGTGTCGGAGCATGTAGTATTCCGATACTCCTTTACCAATTTCTCCAAGAGCCTCAAGATTCTCGCCCTCGAGTTTTGGGCTAGAGTTTTTCCAGCCGCCGTCTTTTCCTCTGGTACGATTCCATTCATTCGGCTTCCATCCTTCTTTCTCCATGAGGTAGGTCTTAACATCATCCATGTTACCCATGTTGATCTTGACTTCCTCGAATCGCTGGAAGTGTTCACCGGGTTGGATTGGTGGGTGCGGTAGGAGTGCATCCTCTGCCTTTACAGTGACACCTAGGTACTCCGATAGCAACCTAGTGGTCGTAGCCGTATACAGACCTTTCTTGGTGTACTTAGCAGTCTTAGGAGCCTTGTCGATATAGACACGCTTGGTGCCTAGCTTGGGTTCGATGTATCGCTCGACCTTCTCCATTTTCTTTGTGAGTTCTTTTAGAGTGCGGTCGGCTAGTTCTTGATCGTATACCCAGCCCTTTTGCATCTTCATGTTCGCACGGGCTACATACATTTCGATCATGATTCGATCTTTGTACATCGGGTTCCGTTGGATCAGTGCGGATGCTTCCGAGAATAGTTTTTCGTAGACCTTTACGTTTAGTCGTACGTCTCGTTTACAGTAACGTAGCATTTCTTTACTGTATTGTGACCAATCACTATATTCGATCTTGTGGTTCTCAAGGTGTTCACCCCAACCTTTTAGACCGTGGTTG